CGTTGCCTTCATCTGCTCCATCGCCTGCTCAATGGCACCCTCTAGCGGACGCGCCTGCTTGAACGCCTGAACGCCGAACTTCATCAGTTCAGACATTATCGGAGCCATCTCGGGACGGGCAACGGCAACCGGCAACGCCTGCTGCATGAACCCGCCGAACGCCTGCAAGAATTCCATGCGGTCTTGCTTCATCTGCGCTTCGTCAATCTGCACGAGGCTATCCGCAGCAACGTCGATGCGGAAGTTACGCAGCGGGCTATCCTGCAACAACTCTAGCGCCTGCGGGATAACAGCCTTATCCGCATCGCTCATCTGCTCGGCAGCGGCGTAGGCAAGGATGGTCTGCGGCTGGAACTTGGTGCAGATGATTTGCGCCTTCAACCGCAGCAGTTCCGTAGCAAAGAGCGCCACATCCTCTTGCATCGACCGCAAGCGGAGCGAGGCGTACTGCCCCTTGATCTGCTGCGCCGTTGCCGTCTCATTCGCCGCCGTCTGACCCCGGATGATGTCCGAGATACCCGTAATCTCGTAAATCTGACCCTTGATTTGCTCACGGGCCGAATAGCATTGAATCAGCGCACCGGCAATCTGATCAATGGGCAGCAGGTCAACCGACCCCTTCAGCCCGCCCTTCTCGCTAAACGCCATCCACTTGTCGACCGGGACAAGCGAATTGTTCTCGCCCTCGGTCAGCAATCGCTGCAACGCAGGCTGCGATGCGTCATACACGCCGCGAACGCGCAGCGCCTTTACCAGTCCGTCGATGCGGTCGGACAGGATATCCAACTCGGCGGCTTGGTCTTGGTAAAGCGTGAAGTCCGGCACCGGAACCAGCGTGTCGCTCGTCGTGGTGGCGTACAGCGGGCGAGGGCAGGGGAAGAAGCCTTCCAGACCAAGCGGGTCGTCGCGCTCGTCAATGATCTGCGGGTAGCCCTTGCAGAACCAGAACACGCGCTTAGTGGTCTTGTCCCACAGTTCGCATATCTTGGCGCGGTTGTTTACCCGCTTGCGCTCGTTGTAGGCGTTAAGCGGCTCGGGGCCAGAGTCCAGCGGGATGACCTTTGCCTTGTCCTCGCCAAAACGCTCTACGAGGGCTTCATGGGTCATGTACACCCACCGCCATACGCAGGTCACCTCCTCCCACGTCCGCGCCGTAGAGTGTCCAAAATCCTTCCAATGCACATAGTCGGCAGGGGCGCACTCGTATTCGATGCGCTCCAAGTCCGCGCCCTCAACGTCCTCGGTCAACTGCAGCCCTTCATCGCCTACGCCGATGCGCGTGACATGAGGCTCGTACCGCACCCATGCAATACCGCGCCCGGGGAGGAACCTGTCCTCGACCGCATACCGCATGGCAGCGCGGAAATCGGGGTAGTGCTCAATCTCAAAGTCTAGCGCCCGCTCGACAAGCGTAGCCGCTACACGCCCCACCGGATCGTTGTCGCCAAACCGCCGCGATACATCAGCCTTCGGCAACCGGGCGAACACCGCAGGCACAAGCGTCTGGACATTCGACCAGAGGATGTTGAACTTGGCGGTTTCGTTGTTCGTCTGCCCGCGAGTGTCATCGCGGTAACGCTTCAGAATCTTCTTCGCCCGCGCTTCCCATTTGCCAAACTCGGAGTCATACGACGCGATGACGCCGAGCCACTTCTGCACGGGGCTGGTTTCAGGTTCCATCATTCGCGCCTCAAGATTTTGACCTTCTTTTCCTCACCGGGGAACACGACGAAATTGCGCGTTCCGGTCGCAGAGTCGCCGCCGCGACTGCCTGCGTCAAAGTAGCGAACGCCGGGGATGCCTGCTTCTTGAAGCATCCGGCTAACATCTTTACTCGTTACCCCGTTGCCGACAAACAGATTTTTGACAATATCGCCGCCTAATGCGCGATTGGCAGAATACTCAAGAGCGTGTGGCGGGGTGCCGCGCTCCTTCATTTTGGCCATCACCATCGGCATCAAAACCTTCCGCACCGCCTCCGGCTGCTCACTCAACGGCTTATCCCAATCAAGCATACGGTCGATCATCTCGTCGGGGAGGTCGAGGGTGTAGAGGTAGCCGCTTGGCCTTTCCCCCATTTTGCCAAAATTTCCAACATTGCCAGATTTAACAATTTGTGCGGCGTCTTTATGCCCGCTTTCTTCAAGCATATTTGCGATTTTTTCTATTGAAAACCCGCGCTTGCCAAACATCTGAACATAAGACGCAGCCAAGTGACTTGGATTACTGCTGTCGTAATCAACCCCATCAACAGTACGAATAAATCCGGGCGCAAGTTGTTTTCTATACCCTTCGCCCACCTTGCGGCTTTCGGCTATGTAATGCCCATGCCCGTAAGCCTGCGCCCCCTCGCCCGTGCCAATCTTCGACGAGTCAAGTTCGCCCAAAGGATTGTCTGGCGTAGGCTCAAACTTGTGCGGGGAGCCTTGATAGCCCTCCAGTTCCAACATCGGCCCACGGCGCAGCGCAGACGCAAGGCGCAGCGGGTCAACCATTGACCCCGCGTACTCACCGGCAGCGCGGGGACTGGTCATCGCCTGACGCGCACGATCTACCTCGCCTTGCACAAGCGCCTTACCCGTCTGCACAGGCTGCGTGAGGACAGCCCGCCCCAACTCCACCGCCCCTTGCCCTGCGGCGTCCAGACGCGGCGTAGGAGCGCGAGAGGCGGCGGCTTGGGCAAACTCTGCCGTGTTCATCCGTCCGATGTTGGGGTCGCTCGTCAAGGCTTCGTAGGCCAGCCCGCCAACATCACGCGCACGATTGGCAAGCGTACCCGCCACGCCAGAGCCAAACTCTGCCGCCCGGTCGCGCATGGCACCGAGGTACTCCAGCGCAGCAGCGATGCGGCGACGGTCAGCCATTACGCCGAGAAGATGCCCACAGCGGCGACAGTCACGCCCGCGCCCGTGGTCACGCGCCACGCACCCGAGGCGCTAACAGCGTTCACCTCTAGGCTATACACGCCGACCGAGGTGTTAGCGGGCATCGTAAAGACCGTGATTGCGTTGTCGAGAATCGTAACCGTCGAGGTGGCGGCGGTGTTAACAACAACGATAACGCGGTGCAGGTAGTCACCGATTGCACCCGTGCCGCCGAGGACTTGGTTAGTCTGCGAGGCCGCGACCGTTTCATATTGGAAGCGGTAGGGATCAGCCGTACTCATATCCGTGTTCTCCGACTCGTCTGCGCCGTCGCCCACATATCGTTAAGCGTAGCGGTGTTGGTTGGCCCGACCATCAGCGGTCGAGGTTCCGCAGGGCGCTCCGTTGTCGGCGCGTCCTCTCTGTATGCCAATGCTAGCATACGAAAAGCATCAGCCGGATGCGAAGCCCAATCGTGGCGCGGCGTCTGCCTAAACGCTTTTTTGTCCTCGTCGTACTCGCGCTGATACTGCCGCAACGCTTCGATGCCGTCCCTGCACCCGTCCTCGTTGAACCAACAGCGCGGCAAGACCTGACGCACCGCTTGAATGCCGTCCTGCACCGACAGTTCAGGCACTACGGCAAGGTTCGCAAAGCCCAGATGCGATGCCAGTTGTTCGATGATGCTTTTACCAGCCGCCGCTAGTGTTTTTGCACGGGCATCGTGGGGAAGGTAGTGTTTGGCGTAGCGGTATGGCTTTACCTTCACCGCATCCGCTATCTGCTCAATGCTCGCACCGCTGACCGAGTAAAAGTCGATGACGCGCACTTCACCGCGCAGCACTTGGTAAAACCAGATGGCGGTATCGTCCTTGTAGCCCAAGTCCCATGCGGTATAGACCTTCAAATGCTCGTCGTGCTTAACGCGCCCGATGCGTCCCTGATCCTGCGCCTCACGCATTTCTTTACCGTAGAACGCGCCGAGAATGGCGGCTTCAAAGGAACACTCGTATTCCTGCAGGTACTGGTCTTCGCTCAACTGCGCCCGTGCTGCGTTGAGTTCCGATACCGGCAGCAGGCCGCTTGTTGAGGCCGGGAGCCGCAGCATGAACCACTCATCCGGTATCCGCTGCGCCGTCTGGTAAATGTCCCAGAACTGATTCTTGCCCTTCGGCGTACCGGCAAAGACCGCCCACCCCTGTTTGTCCGAAAGCGCAGGGCGTATGACGTTGCCGAACACCGAGGGCCGAAAGTCGCCGTACTCGTCGAGGTAAATGCCGCTGAAGCCTAGACCGCGCATGGCGTCTGCGTTGTCTGCGCCAAACAGCCCGACCTTTGCGCCGTTGAGCAGCGTTAAGGTCATCATCTGCTCGTTAGCGTCCGCGATCAGCGGGGCGGCGTAGAACTTGAAGTAGTCCCACGCGATGCGCCTAGCCTGATTCTGGTAAGGCGCGACATACCCGAACAGGCCGTTAGGCCCGGTATACATCACGGCAGCGCGGATGATGTCGTTTACCGCTGCGACTGTTTTCCCGGCTCTGCGATGCGCGACGAGGCAGGCCCACCGCTTCGTGCGGTCGTGGAAAGGAAGGAAGGCCCGCCGTGGGTTGTACGGCAGGACTATTTCAGTCAACGGGATTGCCCCATGTGATTACTATGCGCTGCGCTTCGCCGTCCTTGCCCGTGACCTCGCTGCGCTGCAACTTCGGCACATGGTATTCCAACAACGAGGTAAAGCAGCCGAACGCCGCCTCTGCTCCACGGTCGCGGTGTATCTCGTCTAACCAGCCCTGTAGCCGGTCGGCATTGCCGTCCACGAATCGCGCTATGGCCTCCCGCGCGGCGGCTGTGGCCTTGTTGGGACTACCTTTGGGGCGACCTGCTGGCATAGGTAAATATTCCTGAATTGTTTATTGTGTGAAACAATCGCGGCCTTTACTTTCGGGCGTTTTTTAACAAGTTAATTTGCTTTTTGTCAAACACGGCGTAACTGGTACCCAAGACCTTTGTACTGCCGACCGTATCATCAACATTGCGGATAATCAGGCCGTCATAGCCTTCTCTTTTTGCCTTTTCAGCCAACCCAGACAACCTCATTGCATCGCCCACAGCGCCTTCAAAATCAACGACAAGAGGGTTTTTCATTGACAATGACGCTTCGTAAACTTCTCCCGCAGGCTCGTCAAACAAAATCTCTCCGTATTCTCTTGGGTAAATGTAATCTTCTGCGACTTCAGAATTATCGCTAAACCAAGTTGTGCCGGGAACTTCCATGCCTTTTTTGGGGTCAAGTTCTTTTAACCCTTTTACTGGGCTTGCGTGATACAAAACGCTAGGAATGTCAATTTGCGCTGCTTTTGCTGCCGCCCGCGCCTCACCCGCCGCCTTCGCCACGCCGCCCACAACAGGCACCGCCGCAAGGGTAGCCAGTCCCATGCCGAGTTTGTCGCCTGTGCGCCGGGATCGCTCAAAGTCTCGCGCAGCCTGCGGGTACTGCAACGGGGTAAAGCCTGCGGCTATGTCTAGCGCCGTGTCGCCCATGCCCTGCGAAGCGGGAGCGTCAAGGCTCGTCATGCGCTGCGCCGCGCCCCTGACCGACTGGCCGACTTGGTTAAGACTTGGGACAGGTTCGCCCGGTGCGCCGAACCGCTGCCCGTAGTCATCGGGTACGGCTACGCCCTGCGTGTTGGCTATCTGCCGACGCAGTTTGCCGAGGTACTCTAATGCAGCGGCGATGCGGTTAGGTTCTGCCATGTTACGACAAGTTGTTGAGTTTATACCGCGTCGAATCAATCAACTCGCTGATTTCGTCCGCGATGTTGTCGAGGTGCGATTCCTTCGGCAGCGTTTTACGGGCTGCGTCTACGAACTCGTAAAGGCGCTTGAAGTAGCCTTTCGGTTCCTTTGCGATGGGGAAGGTTGCCGGGTACTCGTCGATGATGGCGTAACAGCCCTGATAGGCTTCGGCGTACTTGTCCACCAGTCCCACGATGGCGTCGTAGTAGTCCCCGAGCGCCACATGGGTTGCATAGGATTTCGTCTGCAAGTGCATCAGGTGCGCGACCGTTGCGCTATGCAGCAAGGTGGCGACAAAGGTAGCGGCGGGCTTGTGGTTCATGGGGTGATTGTATCAAAGCAGCCTGCGTGCCGCACCAATCCGCGCTTCAGCAATCTTGACATACTCGGGGTCACGCTCAATGCCGATGAAGTCGAAGCCTTCCAGCATCGCGGCTTTACCCGTTGAGCCTGACCCCATGAACGGATCAAGGACGGTGCCGCCCGGTGGGGTGACAAGGCGGCAGAGGTAGCGCATCAGGTCGGTGGGTTTGACGGTGGGGTGGTTATTGGCGCGTTTTGGCAGCGGGTTTCCGTCCAGCCGCTCTCCTTCGCCGCTTTGCTGTACGCTGCCGCTGCACATATTAGAAACGGTCGGTTTTTCCTCAAACCCCTTCAGCCCCTCGTCCCTGTCCCGCTTGCTCGCCTTCGCGCAGTAGAAGAAGCGGGCGGCGCTGCCTCCGTTGTCGGTGTGGCCTTTCACAATATCCCCGTCTGTTCTCCCGTTTCCCCAATCCATAGGATTTGGATTTGTACCGCCTCTAGGCGCGGCTTTACTCGCCCCCGTTACAGGAAACAGCCCCACCACATCCTCGCTGCCGTCGTGTATCAGGTTGGCGGGCCAGCGGCCTGCTCTCATGTCCGTTGGCGGAGCGCCCTTTGCCTTACCGCCGACATACTCGTTTGCAAACCCGCGCACGCCTCCAGACCGTGCTTGCAACGCTGTGGCGTCCTCATCGGCGGCAAGTTTTACCCTGCACCCATCCACATTCAGCGCACCCGTGCCGTGCGCCAACACATTCTCGGCTACCGTGCCGATAAGCGGCTTGCGGGCGACGGTGATGGGTTCCAACGCGGGTTTGAGGGCGGTACCCCATCCGGCCCATTGGCGGGCGGCTTCGGTGGCGGGGGCGGTGATATCCCATGTTTGATAGACAGTTTCACCGCCAACAGTTGGCAATGCGGACGCTCCTGATGTGCTGCGGGCTTTGGTGTCTTGGCCTATAACCTCGCGCTCGGCTTCGATGCGGTCAACAAGTTCGTCCACCCATGCCGGAACCTCACCACATAACGGTCGCAACTTTGACCACAGCGCGCAGGTCGGAATAGCGGGTTGAGACTTGTCAGTAAGATAGTGCGAGCCCATAAAAGTGCCGGTGGTGTCGTTTATTTGCTTCGCGGTCAGACCTGTTGTTCGCATATAAGCCGTGAACTTGTGCAAGCGGCCAGACTCACCGTTCACTTTGTCCAGCGCCTTGCTTACATCCAGCGACTTCGGAAACCCCGACCCGTATACCCATGCAATCAAGTCGCGTATCTCAAACCCCGCATCCTCAATGCGCACCGCCATCCGATGCTGCGTCCGCGTACCGGCAAAGGCGAGTAAATGCCCGCCCGGTTTTAGCACCCGCAGGCACTCGCGCCATATCGCCTCGCTCGGTACATCGTAATCCCACCGCTTGCCCATGAATGACAAGCCATAGGGCGG